TCTTGAATTTTTTGACTTGGCTTTTACTTTGTTAGCAAACTCTTCCATGTCTGATGGGTAGATCATGGGAGCAATCTCAGTTGCAAGCCATTTGAATAAATCTTTTTTGAACATGTTGCACCTCGTACTGTTAGTTAATGACAACTCCTATTATATCAACCAATCCCACATCCAATACCTTTTGAGTTTTGTCTGATGATCTTGGTACCAAATAAGGAGTTCTGTATTCCATCAATATTATCTTATTTTTATAATTGACTAGAACACAATCACCTAGTCTTGGCTTTTTTAAGGAATCTACAGTAATTAAATTACCTACAAAATAACCAGCAAGATCCATTGTTTTTGAATCTATAGGTATAGTGTAGATGTTTTGCATACTTCTCCTCCAAGAACTATTTAGATTAATCCATCATGCCTATAAGTCAAGCCCTATTGCCTTATTATATTATCTGAAGTACATTACTTGCATGAGGTGTGCAATGACAAAAGAACAAGAATGGATTGATAGCTTAATTAAGCAATTTACTGAAAGACGTTATGAGCTTGAAATATCACAAAATGAACTAGACCATATCATTGGTTGTGCTACAGGACTTGTCGCTAAGTGGGAAACTGGCAATAGAAAGCCAACAGCATTCAATTTGTATTGTTGGGCTGAGGCCCTAAAATGTAAAATCAATGTGGAGGCGATAAATGATAATTGCAGGAATTGACCCTGGACTAAAAGGTGGCATAGCTTTTATAAAGAATGTTAGCTATGACCTTTATGCTGAAGAAGCACCTGTTTATGAGTTAAAAACAAACACAAAAACAAAGAGATATCTAGATATGTGGACACTCATGACTTTGTTAGAGGAACATGAGCCAGATCATGTCTACATAGAAAAACAACAACCAATGCCAAGACAAGGTCTAGTAAGTACATTTGCCACTGGTGTAGGTTATGGTTGTTATTTAGGTTTATTAGTAGCTGGTGGCTATAGCTACACAGAAGTTAGGCCTCAAATATGGAAGAAAGACCTAAACTGCACAGCAGACAAAGACCAAACAAGGATGAGAGCATCAGAACTCATGCCCAAATATAGCCACTTATGGGAAAAGCGAAGCCAAGATGGTGTCGCAGAAGCCAGTTTGATAGCCTACTGGGGCATGAGATACTCTATTGAAAGGTTTCGTGAAGCCTAAGACTGCAAGGACTTAGCAACCTAAGTGAACTGAATGTCAGCTTATAAGGCCGTTTAATGCTTGTAACCTTTCGGCAGTCCTTGCAATTAGTGAACAGTCTCCAGAAAGTGTATAGGGTCAAATACTGCACCATCTTTGAAGGAAGCAAGTATCTTGTCCATAACCATTTTCTTGTTGTCTGTTGGTAACAAATCACATTTGATTTTGCTAGCCAACAAACGTAACTGTGTTATTTTGTATTTGTTGAGCCATTCCTCTGTTGGTTGAAACCAGTTTTTGGCAAGAGTCGTACCATATATGTTTTTCTGTGCCGAAAAAATCTGGCTCTGATCCATAGAGGCAACAATCCCTTTATAAAGTATAGCAATGAGATCAGACTCTGTTTTAGATAAGAAAAATTGTAAACTAGACCGTTTATCATCTTTGCAAAATACGTCAATTTGTGACCTAAGTTCAACAAAATAGTTATCATATTGTTCTCCATCTGTTTTTTGGCTGAAAAATACATTGGTGTATGTCTTGGAATTAGTATAGCCATTTAAGAGTTGGTTGCATAATGTAGCAAGCACATAATGTTTTGAATCAGTTACAAGATGCTTGAATGATTCCTGATCCCAAAACTGCTGACGAAGCACATCTTCATACATAGCATTGGTAAGTTCTCTTTGAGGATTAGACATATCAGCTAGTGTAAGCTCTGGTATCTCACCATTCTCAATAGCTTCTAATTCCTTCTTGGACATTTCTATCTTGCTTTTGTATTTCTGTACCCACAGATCACCACGTTCAGGCATATAAGATATGATTACCTGAATATCTTTAGGGTCTAGATTGTCAAGCTCATTGGAATAAACTGGTACAAGATTCTTAATCATGCCCTGCTTTTCTGATGGATGACAGTCAATAACGACACAACTTTTGTATTTTTTATCCAATGCTTTGGCTTTTTGGTCTACATATTCTTTCTGTAATGCCATAAGCTTTGGTACATCAGCTACATACTGATTGTCAGAAAACAAATCACCAGTGAACTCAATCTCTTTGTAGAGCTTGTGGTTCTTTGGTATGATTACATCTTCACGAAGAACTTTGATGTTACCAATCATTCTTTCTATGTAGTTGTAATTGAAGTCACCACCACAGTCTTTGTAGATATCATCTTGGTTTTTGTGATTGACTCTAGTAAATAACTGAGCAACACCAAGACCAAACTCTTTGTTTCTGAAAGCTTCTTTAACTGTAGGTGATAACTCAGACAAGGCTACACGTTGCATAACCCATTTTCTTGTTTGACCCCAGCTAGCAGCTAATGAGTCAAAGTCATGCTCACCATCTTGAACGATCTGCCATATAGCATCAGCTTCATCAAGTGGATGCATACCTTCTCTCATCATGTTAGCCATAGCACCAACTTCTGTTGCACCTTCTTCAATGACTTTACAATCCACCATGAAGTCGGACTTGGCACCATGTATTTCACACAAAGCTTGAAAACGTCTATGACCATCTACAACCCAGTAACCAGTACCATTTTTCTGTACAACAAGATTGTGCAGTAAATCCCTGGACTTGATTGAGGCGATAAGCTTGTCAAGATTGTCAGCTTGTACTTTTCTAACATTTTTAGGATTAGGTTTTAGTTGATTTAAAGCAATTTGCATAATAAACTCCTTTGGTTGACGTTGACAGGAGAGGGTTTTGTAATGTTCACCCTCTCCCTTTTTATAAACTACTTAGAAGCGACTATTTTTGGCTTCTTTGCAGATTTATTTATTAGATCTAACAAACCCTGCTGAGCATGAGTCATAACACTAATATCTTCACCAGACATAGATACAGTTATATCATTTAGTGATTCATAAGTTTGAAAGTCACTCATATTTGCTGATTTACAGTATTTTCTTACGGCTTCTATTTCATCCATAGTCATATTTTCTATATCATCATCTTTCATATAGATATGCTCTCTTCTGATTTCTTGAACCTTTATCTCAGGGTCAAAGAACATACTAGCAAAGTCCATAATCTTTTTATGATTATCTGATGAAACTTTGAAACTTAGATCTCCTAATTTTAATTTGATAAACATTTATTTCTCCATAATTTTATCGGTTATATATTTTGATGTGAAAGCCACTGCAATCCATAAGGGTGCTGCAATGGTTGAAACCACTAGTGTTGGATTGATGCCCATACCAAGCAACAATACTAAAATGAATATTGTTGAGGCGATATGCACAGTACAAAACCAACCAAGCCAGTTGGCTTTCCTTGATAGAGGTTTGATTGTTTTTAGTTTATCCCACATTATGCAACTATCCTTCCATTTGCTGTTGCTTCATTTTGATACTCACTGATTGTGCCTTTGGCTATAAAATGCCTATCACGTTCAATACCTAATGCACCACCAAGTAATTTAATACCTTCTAGTTCGGGCAAATAGACGTATCCTAGCTCTGGAAATCCGTGACCTAAGTCACATAGACCAAACATCATTTCGTCTCTGTCCATCTCTGTAATGAGCCACGTTGCACCACCTATGGGGTTAAATAGCTTCACAACAGGTCTGAAATCAATGCTACCATCTTTTTTTTCAGCTTCTTTCTGAAGTTCATGGTTTCTAATTAGTCTTTGTCTAATTTCTTTAGTTAATAATTGCATCTTTTTCCTCCTGATGACGTTTTAATGCTTCTTCTTCATGTAAATTGGCTATACCATCGGCAATACTTTGCTCTTTAATTAGCCTTTCTTCTTCTTCTTGCTCCAGCTGAAGCTGTTCTCTCCAGTCTTTAGACATTTTCCCTCCTTTTCAAAGTTTATTAGGTACTCTAAATATGTTTTGGCTTTTTCCAAATCTTCTAAACCATTCTTTTGCTTGTATCGTAAAATATATTTTATGATGTTGCCTTGTAAGTAGTTGAGGCGATTTTGGGTTATGAACTCTACTGGTTCTATTTCAAATTGTTCGTAATGTTGAGGCGATATCATAATGTTCTCCTGATAAATGAAGTGGGAGGATGTAGGGCAACACACCCTCCCTATCCGTCTAGTAGCTGTCAGACTAGAACGGAATATCGTCATCAGCTACGGAATCTACCTTTGGTGAAGCAGTAGCCTCTCCATTAGTTGAATCCTTGCTGTTAAGTAGTCTGAATGTAGAAGATACACCAGCTAACTTGATTTTGAAAGCAGTCATCTTTTGACCATCTTTCTCATATGTTTCAACAATAGGAAAACCCTGTACAAATACAGTTGTTCCTTGCTTTGCATACTTCTCAATGACGTTGGTTACAAGACCTGAACCATTACTGCCATCCCAAGCCTCTACTCTGTACCAGTGAGTAACTTCTTTTTTCTCACCAGACTTTGTCTTGTAGTTCTCGTTGACTGCAATGGAAAAGTTAGCAACTTTAGTGCCATTTACGTCTTTTATTTCAGGTTGTTGACCAATGTTACCTGAGACCATGATTTGTGCTAAGTTCATCTGTTTCTCCTTTACGTTAAGATGATTGTTGAAAATGGGATCTAGCAATCCCAATGCAAATAACCCTTGGCTTTTTTTAAACCAAAGGCTATTCACATTAAAAAGGTTGAGAGGATTAGGGGCATCACCTCTCTGTTGCAGATACCATCTTGTCGACTAGATTCTGCATCAACGTGCCTAAACTTCGCTGATTAGGGATAGGCTGTAAACCATTACTGCCTTGGAAGTTTTATCCCAAACATGACACTATCAAGATTATCTGGGGGGAACATTAACCCATCTAACCTTGAATCCTTCTCTTATTGGCTTTTCGTAACCCATTGTTTTCTTTAGTATAAATAGTACAATGGAGATGATTGCACCACCAAGAATACCTGCCATCATGCCTGCAAATGTACCAGCAAACATGATTATCAATGCGATTGAGGCACCAATATCTACTAAAATGTCAAAACATAAAACTCTTTTGATATTCATTTTAGCAAGTAAGAATAATATGGCACAAGCAGATGCTATGCCAGCAATGAGATAGAAAAACATTTTAACCTCCGTTTAATACCAACATTCATAAACAACTTCCATACCATCCTCTATGGCTTTCAAGCTGTCCTTACAGAATTTAATATCTTGCTCATGATACTCTTTAGCTGATTCATCTTGAAATTGATGACCATAAAAGAAACCACCATCAGATTTTGGTAAATTGTCTTTTTGTAAAGCATCAAGTAATTCTTCTAACATTTCCTTAGTAAGAACCAACTCTTTGCAGTTAAACTCATCATCACGACCTAGTTTTTTGTACCAAATATCCTCCATAAACTCTTGTAATTTGGAGTGTTTTCTCCAGTAGAAGTCAGGTTCGTGTTGTTTTTCTCTTATATAAGCATATTGATCTAAGCCCATGCTAACCTCCTAGTTTTATAATTAATAAATTTGGCTTTAACCCCTTCTGAGGCGAAACTAGGGGGCCAGGGATTAGCCTGGGAGTTTCAACCTGATAGATCTTAGGGAGATCAAAGAGGGAAAGTCTTTGACGATTTTAGAGGGTCGATCCCTCTATAAATCGTGTAGGTTTTTTATATAGTTTTCGATATAGTGGAATAAGATCGTATCTGATTATGTGGAATACACCACCAACACCAGATAAAAGAGCTACAACCATTAATGCACAAAAGGCAAATGGAAAGAAAGCCAAGATTAAGAAATTAGATAAAAGTATTTTCATTATATGCTCCATTAGGTTAGTTGATGCAAGGGAGGTTATAAACCAATTACAGGATTGACCTTGCACCAAAGGGGATTAATTATTGCTCAAGATCTTCAGGCATTTCGATGATGCCGTCTTGATTACTTATGTCAAGCATAAGTTCTTCATGAGCATGTTTGATTGGATAAACATTAGATCTGTGAGATTGTAGTTCATCATAAACATCTCTGTTGTTTACAAGAGTATCAAGAGTCATTTTCTCATTACGTTTTTGCATACGTTTGACTTTTGCAAACTCATGTAGTTGAGTATACTTACCAAAGCTGATGCCAGTCTGACCTTGAATGATAGGTCTGAAGTTATTGACAAGAGTTTTGAAAGCATGATTGAGAGATGCATATTGCTTACGCATTTGGTCAAGCTTGATATCATGATCTTCTAGCTTGTTGCCAGTAATCTCAATGCCAATATCTTGTCGAACCAAGACACGTCTGTGACGTTGCATCTTCTCTGCTTGTTCAAGAACTGAATCTCTCATTTTCTCAAACATACGAGGTAATTGATCTTGAAGTTTGGCTTTGATGATAACCTCATCACCATCTTCAAACATCTCAGCAAGCATCAATGCACGTCTGATAAACTCTTGCTCCCATTCTGTATTATATGAAGATTTAGGTTTGAATTGTTTAGCAAGATTGTCTAGTTGCTCTGTAGACATGTTCTCAAGAGCTATACCAGCTTCTTTTTCTGTTTGAGTTTTATGTTCTTCTTGTATTTGATATGTCATGTAATGTTCCTTTCTTATGACAGTGAAGAGGATATATAAATTATACCCTCTTCGATTTGGCTTTATTTTCCGCTTACATCAAGATGGGTGCATCTCAATGCAAATGCGATATCATTTCCAGCTTTTCGATGTTGCTTATAATCGATTAGCCAGTATGTAGGGCAAAATGCCATCTTACGGCTTAGATGCCAGAAAGCTCTGACATCATTCTTTTGTTCTAATATAGACATATTAACCTCCATTATACATGTCACGTTTGATTTGCAATAACTCATCAACACGTTGAGTATCGCCTGCCTCATGAGCAAACTTGATATCCCAATCAATATGTTGAGTTGATCTTGACTCATCTCTGAATGGCATACGTTCTTCAACGATCTGTCCATGAGATGCAACATCTTCATAGTATTGTATAGAAACCATATCATCTAATAACTGTAGATCACTTGGTTGGCTTTTCTTGAATAAATCTAATTGCTTCATAGTAATGTTCCTTTCATAAAGCACTAATGCTACGGAATTGTAGCAATACGGTGGACACGGCTTATCGGAAAGGTTCAGTCAATCCCCCGTAATGAAGAAAAAATCGTCTTTGTCGACGACCACTTGGGAGGAGCTATTTTTTCGTAATGAAGTGCTTCAGCAACTCAAATTCCCAATTTGAGGGGGGTTTACAGGTTCTCGGGAGATAGGCCCAACTGGAGGTTATGATACAAATTCGTAGTAGTAGTAACACGCCGATTAGGCGTACCTTATGTTTGGGCTACCCTTTTATAAAGGGTTGATTTTGTGAAGCAACGGCTTGCCCATTACGGAGGTTCTGTAGACGAAAGATCAGGTAATGGAATGAAGGGAATCTTACGAAGTGAGATGAGTGCAATGTAATTATCTGATCCCAAGTAATGATGCAAACGGACTGGAGCAAAATAGGCTAGTGCCATGATTATGTATGGCTCGATGCCATCTCATAATCATTAGTAATAACAAGGACTTAGAAATGTGAATAGACAGCATAATAGCCTAGATGCTTATAATCTCGTAGAGTAACAAGAAGAGAAGTTCTGATGAAGGCAAATACTACACAACAAGAAAGATATAAGGGTTCGGTTGTTCCGATGAATGAGATAGAAACGACCAGTCAATCACTACTACCACAACACAGTAAAGTAACCGAAGCACAGGCTGAGTTAGTACACGCAATGTTGCATGATGGTTGCAACCCAACAGAGGGTGCAAAAAGACTGGGTAGGAATAAGGCTTGGGCTTACATAACCATTAATAAGCCTCATGTTATAGAGTATAGACAGCAGTTAGCTATGATGTGTTTGGGATGGGATGCAACACAGGCATTAGCAACTATGAGAGATCTACTGAATAGCAAATCATCTCATGTCAGATTAGAGGCCTCTAGAGATTTAATGGATCGTGCTGGCCTAAGGGTTGATGCACCTAAGGCAGTGAACACAGCAGTAAACATTAACTTCAACGTAGATTGAGGGGCCCCAAGCAGACAGTGCAATATAGAAGGGTGACCTTAAAATACAGACGACTGCTCTATAACGGGTAAATCACACTCATGATATATGTGAAAAGACAACACTCTAAAAAAAATTTTATCTTACAGAAGTCAATTTAACAAGGAGATTAATATGGGTGGTAGCTCAAGTGATTCAGGTGGTTCTAGTAATTTAGATAGCCTAAGAGAAAGAGACAAGGCAATGGCAGAAGCAACAAATCGTGCCAAAGAACAACAGGAAGCTAAATCAAGAGAACAAAGTTTTAGTGATTATCAACAGCAACGTAGTGCTGCTTCTAAAGGAATTGATGTAATGATAAGTCCTAAACAAGCTTCTACAGTTAGAGAAAATGCTGGTCTAGCAATGGACTTAGATGCCAAAGCCAAAAAGTCAGAGATAAATGTACCAGTTCCAACAGTAGGTTCTGTGGCATTAAAAACTATAAGCAGTATAAATTACAAAAACCAAGCAGATGTATTAAGGTCTGGTGGTCAACCAGTTTACAGTACTGATGGATCATATCGTGGAGTTGTTGGCACAAGCAAATCTGGTGTATCTACTTATTCAGGTGATCCTGATTTTAGTCCAATAGGAAGATCTGATGGAGTTACCAGAACATCAAGTGGCTCTTACCAAACAACTCAAATGCAGAATGATAGTTCTGAAAATTCTGCTCCAACAGAAACTGTTGTCTCTCCTAGTCCAACAGATGTTACAACCAGAACACCTTCGCCTACTTTATCGACAGCATCAAGGCGTGCTTTGATAGCAGGAACTGGTGGTGGTGCTGCTAGAAGAAATCTTCTATGAAACTTGATTACAAGCCCCCAGGGGCTGTTGCCAAAGCTTTTATGAAAGATGGGTCTTTTGTTCGTGGTATAAGAGGGCCAGTTGGTAGTGGCAAGTCAGTTGCTTGTTGCATGGAGATAATGCGAAAAGCCGTAAGCCAAAAGCCAAATGAGCAGAATGTAAGAAAGAGCCGTTGGGCAGTTATAAGAAACACAAATCCTCAGTTAAAGACCACAACCATCAAGACTTGGAGAGATTGGTTTGATGATGATCTAGGTAGATTTGTTTGGTCACCTCCTTATACACATAATATTTGTTTTGCTTTGGGTGATAAGACAACTGTTGAATTAGAAGTTATATTTCTAGCTTTAGATAAAACTGAAGATGTAAAGAAGCTTTTGTCATTGGAATTGACTGGTGTTTGGGTAAATGAAGCAAGGGAAATCAATAAAAGCATAATAGATGCCTGTACAATGAGGGTTGGCAGATATCCTTCTATGAGAGAAGGTGGGCCAACTTGGTATGGTGTTATTATGGATACAAATGCTCCATCTGAAGATCATTGGTGGGGTATTGTTGCAGGAGAAGTTCCTGTTCCAGAATATATGTCTCAAGAAGAAAAGTTATTAATGGTAAAACCTGATGATTGGAATTTTTTCTCACAACCATCAGCTATGTTTGAAGATAAAGATGCTCATGGTAACTTGGCAGGATACAAGCCTAACCTAAAGTCAGAGAACAGAGATAACTTACAAGAAAGCTATTATGATAAAATTATATTAGGTAAATCACCCAGTTGGGTAAAAGTATATGTATTAAATGAATACCAAGCTTTATTAGATGGTAAACCAGTTTATCCTACATTTAGACGTGATACTCATGTATCTAAAGACCCATTAGAACCTTTAGATCAGAGTGATGTGATTGTTGGCATAGATTTTGGTCGATCCCCTTCTGCTGTCTTTTGCCAACAGTTACATTCTGGTAAATGGATTGTTTTCCATGAAATTATTGGTAAAGATATGGGTGCTGTAAGATTTGCAGATATTTTAAAAAGGGAAATATCCAAGAATCAATGGGATAATTTTACATTTAAATTTATTGGTGACCCAGCAGGGAATCAAATGGCACAAGTATCTGAGCATACACCATTTATGATGTTAAGAGCAGCAGGTATATCAGCTTATCCTGCACCTACTAATGATATATCTGTTAGAGTAGAAGCTGTTGAGTCTGTTATCAATAGAATGACTGATGGACAACCATCTTTGACAATTAGCCCTACTTGTACTAGTTTGATATCAGGATTTGAAGGTGGGTATCAATATAAACGTATGTATTACATGGGTAATGAGAGATATGAGGAAAAGCCTGATAAAAACAGGTTCTCACACTGCCATGATGCACTTCAATATGCCTTTTTAGGTGGTGGTGAGGGTAGAAAAGTGGTTCTTGGGCCAAAAACACCTAACACCCCCACTACTGTTGAGAGGGTAAGTAATCCATTTGCACGTTTAAAAAGACGTAACAGCCGTTTTGGGAGACAAAGAGCTATATGAAATGGATAATATGCTTCTGTGAAAGTAAAAATATAGGTATTTGGAAGTATTTTACCAAACATCGCATTGGCTTTTCTCATGTTTATGCAGTTAATTACGATGTTGAGTTAGATATTTGGCGAAAAATAGAATTTACTACAAGTGGTTTTAATTTAGAAACCTTAAAAGGTGATAAAGCCACCCAATTAGTGCTTGAAATGCACATGAGCAACAAATGTATTGAATTTGAGGTAGATCAAAAGCCTATTTACATGCCAAGACTCTTATATTGCGTAAGTTTTATAAAACATATCTGTAATATTCGTAAATTTTGGATTTTGACACCTTATCAGTTGTATTGTGAATTGCTTAAACGAAAAGGTTCAATCATTTTTGAAGCTAAAGAATTATTGGAGACATCTCATGGGTAGTATGTTTAAAACACCTAAAGTTGCACCTGATCCAGAATTGCAAGCTAAAAAAGCTGAACAAGAACGTATAAATAAACAAGAAGCCGAAAGGCAAGAGTTTGAACGTACTGAAAGAATAAGAAAAATAGGCTCTAACAAATTTGGCTCAAGGTCTTTACAAAGTTCAGAGCTTGAAGACTTTACTGGATATAGACGTAAAATGATGGGAGGGAATCGTAATGCGTAGTGACACTGGTGGTGACGCAAGTCCTACTCCTTCAGATATGTCAGGAGATAGAGAAGAATACCAAAAGGTAATGAGCAGATACAAGAAAGCCAAAGGCAAATGGCAGAATTGGTCTGATATTTGGGAAGAAATATATGATTATGTTTTGCCACATAGAGAAAGCTTTTTTGGTGAGTTTGCAGGACAAAGACGTACAGAAAATATATATGACGAAACGGCAGTAACTGGTCTCCCCCGATTTGCCTCAAGACTACAGCTTGGCTTTTTTCCTCCAAATGGTCGAGCATTTAAGTTAGCTCCTGGGCCTGAATACCCAGCAGATCAAATCTCTACGCAGTTGCTAAAAGATCTTGATGACATCACGGAAGTTTTGCATGAAGGATTAAGGAATAGTAACTTTAATTCTGAGTTCCATGAAGGTCTTCAAGATTTGGGTATTGGTACCATGAATATGCTAGTTGAATCAGGTCGTTTTGTTGGCGATCTCCATTTTACTGCCGTACCACCTTCTAATGTTGCCTTGTTATCAGGTGCAATGGATCAAGTAACTGATTGGTTTAGATGGAACAATGAGTGTGACATTACAGATGTAAAGCATCGTTATCCATATGCTAAGTATAGTAAAGAAATGGAGCTTGCACAGAAAAGAGATCCTAGAAGAAAAACTAGAATTATTGAAGCTACAATGTATGATAGCGATGACCAGTTCAAAGATGAGTATACCTACTATCTAATATCCGAAACTGATAAGCATATAATGTACAAGAAAAAGCTTATTGGTCGTGGTTCATTGCCTTGGCTTACAACACGTTGGTCAAAGTCTGGTATGGAAGTTTGGGGTAGAGGGCCAATATTACAAGCTATGCCTGCAATCAAAACATTAAATCTAACTGTTCAGCTTATATTAGAAAATGCTGAAATGGCTATAGGTGGTGCTTATGTTTATGATGAT